AGTTCTTACCGAGACTAAGCTCGAATCCTACTTCTGTGACTTTTCGAAGCCATATCCTGTAGAGGCGATCATCACATCGGAATAGAATGTCATCACCGTTAACGAGGACCGGAAGGTCTCGCGGTTTGATTTCTTTTCCCGTGTGCTCCTCAAGAGCCGCCCAATAGGCACAGAGATTAACTGTGCACAGAATAGGAAAGCTAAGGGTAGAACCCATAAGCTGTCCTGTCTGTTGTTGGGCTGGTTCCAAACCAGCGTGGACCTTACTTAGCGTTTCGGGATAAAAGATATCCTGCTCATAGAGCACGCTTCGTAAGACTTCCTGATACTTCGGAGGTAGGGTGAATAACCCCATTCGGAGGCTGCTTTCAAAAGCTGCCTTTGTGTGTCTCAGATCGAGTGAATCAGTAGCGGCCGCATAGTCGCCACTAACCCACTTGTCAAAGGACAACCCGAGTTTCTCCTCCCTTGCAATCAGGCTGTGCAGGTCAGATGCCATGAGAGGCCGTCCTGTCAGAACAAATTGTGGAAAGGTTTGTAAATACCTCCACAGTTGTTTCTGATAATCTCTTGAGAGCCAATATCTAAGGGTATTACCCTTTGTGATAAGACGCACTTTGAGAGGTTCCAGGATGGCTGAGACTTTGACTCGAACTGGTTCATCGAGAGCTTTCTCAATGAGCTCTTCGATATCAGCTTGGATCGTTGGTCCTACAAAGGACTCAACTTTTCCAGGTCTAGTCTCTACCATGGTAATCAACTCCTCCTGTGTGATGTCTGGATTGGCTTGAAGCCAACCACGAGCGCCACCTTCCGATCTGACCGACTCATATGAAGCACTTGAAGTAGCTTCATGGAGAATCGGTTCGGTTGGTCTGAAACGCTCGAAGAATTCACGATAGTAGGAGTGCATCTCGTCAGAAGGCTCCACACCCCTAGGTTGGGATGTGAGAGCGACGCGATGCTTGACCATAGCTTCCACAATGAATTGTTCGTTTACCTGCATGCAGGA